TGTCTTTTTCTCATAGCCTGACATAACCCATCGCGGAATACCGTAGCCTATTATACCGTGCTTTAAGCATGTTTCGCATTTTTTTCGATAATATGTCTTACCTTCTTTTATATAGTTTATAGCAGCAGGTCTTTGATTGCATATACATAACGGTCTCATATTGTATTTATCATACCTTTATGGTCCCTTTTTCAGTGAGCTAAACTGTCTGTTTTATAAAAATAGCATAAATACATTTGATAAACCTTATAAGGAGAAATATGATGGCATTAGTCTCACCAGGTGTAGAGGTCCAGGTAATTGATGAGAGTTTTTACACTCCAAGCGCACCTGGTACTGTACCAATGATATTTGTTGCAACTGCGGAAAATAAAACTAACTCAGCAGGAACGGGTATTGCGACAGGCACAACAAAAGCAAATGCGGGCGTTCCGTTTTTGTTAACAAGTCAAAAAGACTTAGGGGATCTATTCGGAGATCCAAACTTTTATTCAGATACAAACGGAAACATGATTCACGGAAGTGAATTAAATGAGTACGGATTACAATCAGCATATTCATTGCTAGGTGTAACTAACCAAGTATTTGTTGTAAGATCAGACTTTGATCTAGCAAAACTAACACCAAGTGCAAATGCACCAGGCGGAACACCAGTTGATGGATCATATTGGTTCGACACACAAAATACAAGCTTCGGTATTCTAGAATGGAATGCAGCAGCAGTTAATGTTACTAATGGTCAAAGTTTTACTTCGGTAAATCCATTAGTTGTTTCAAAGGCTAGTGAATTAGACGGCGATGCACCAGCAGCGTCAGTAGGAACTATAGGTTCATATGCAGTTGTAACAGCAAACACAATGAATAGAGTATTTTACAAAAGCGTTGACAATGGCTGGGTAGAAGTAGGTTCTAGAGAGTGGAAAGATAGCCGTCCAACTGTTGTTTCGACAGCAAGTGACGTTACAGTTCCAGCAACGAGCCCGATTAGCATTAATGGTGTAACAATTGGATTAACAACAGGTGAGACACTAACACAAGTAGCAGCAGCAATTAACTCAGGTAGCCCAGTTACCGGAGTTAGAGCAAAATTTAATACTAGTACAAAGGTACTAGAATTATATGCTACTGATGAAGCAACTAACGGACAAATTGTACTTGCTGATCCAAATGGAGATTTATTTGACGATTTAGGACTAACAGCAGCAACGTTTAATTCACCAACGCTAACTATTGCACCGCATACAAGTGTACCTGCTTACAAAACAGGTGAAGCAAATGATGCACCGACAGGTAGTATTTGGGTTAAAACAACTGTACCAAACGGCGGAGCAGACTTTAATCTAAAAACATACAGTGCATCAACACAGCTTTGGACAACAGTTTCAGCGCCAGTTTATACGTCAAATGCAGCAGCTTTTGCAGCATTAGATTCAGTAGGCGGCGGAGCTAACTTAGCAATTGATGCTACATATGTAAGAGCAAATGTTGACGCAGCAAGTTTACCTTTAGCAAACTTTAAACTATTTTCAAGATCATCAATTGGCGCTACAACAATTACAAGTGCTAAGATTTTGGCAGCAACACCGGCAGCAACTAATACAATCACAATGGCAGAAACTATTAAAGGAAGTGCAACACTTACATCACCAGTTACATTGACTTTTACAACTACTGGTGCAGCAACAGATGCACAAGTACTTGCAGAAGCAATTAATAACTCCGGTTTAGTAAATGTTTCAGCAACAGTTACAGACCAAAACAGAGTTGAAATTACACATGCACTAGGCGGTGACTTTACAATAGTAGACGATGGTAGTTTAAATGCAATGGGATTTGCTCCTTATGATGCAACTAACAGCGCAACTACAGTAAACTTATATGATTCATCACCAAGTGGTACTTGGACTGCATCACTTTGGAAGCCACTAACTTATACACCGTCAGCTAACGTTCCTAACACACTAACAGCAGATGGCGAAATTTGGTATAACTCAGTAATCGACGAAGTTGATATTATGTATCATAACGGTATAACATGGCAGGGTTATAAAAATGCATACTCAGACACAATGGGTCCGATTGTTGCAGCAGCTAAACCTACTACACAATTAGACGGTACTCCGCTAGTTGATAATGATCTTTGGATTGATACAGCAGACTTGGAAAACTTCCCAACTGTATACCGCTATAGTTCAGTACTAGGATGGAAGTTAATTGACAAAGGTGATCAAACAACTGAAAACGGAATGCTATTTGCAGACGCACGTTGGGCAACAGCAGGCGCAGATTCAGTAGCAGCTGACATTGAAGATCTACTAGAAAGTGATTATTTAGATGCTGATGCACCTGATCCTGCACTATATCCAAAGGGCATGCTTCTTTGGAATCTACGTAGAAGCGGATTTAATGTAAAGCGTTTTGTACGTAATTATGTTAACGTTGGACAAAACAACATCCGTAACAGTGACGAGTCAATGGCTAATTATTATCCACATCGTTGGGTAACTGAGTCAACAAACAATGTTGATGGTTCAGGAAGCTTTGGACGTCATGCACAGCGTAAGTCAGTTGTACAATCACTACAAGCAATGGTAAATGGTAACCAAGAAATTAGAGATGATGAGCGTAGATTCTTTAACTTAATGGCAACGCCTGGTTATCCAGAGCTAATTGGTGAAATGATTAGTCTTAACTATGACAGAAAGCTAACAGCATTTATTGTTGGTGATACACCTTTACGTTTAGGACCAGACGCAACTGGACTTAACAACTGGGCAACTAATGCAAATATTGCAGTTGAAGATAATGATAACGGTTTAGTAAGCAGAGATGAGTACTTAGGCGTGTATTACCCAGCAGGCTTTACAAGTGATAATGCAGGAAATAACGTTGTTGTTCCAGCTTCGCACATGGCACTTAGAACTATTATTTTAAGTGATCAAGTTGCTTATCCTTGGTTAGCACCAGCAGGAACTAGACGCGGCGGCGTTAGTAATGCAAGTGCAGTAGGTTACATTAGTAGTGAAGGCGAATTTGTAAGTATTGCACTAAACAGTGGACAGCGTGATGTACTTTATTCAAACAGCATTAATCCAATTACACCAATTAGTGGATCGGGATTAGTAGTATTTGGACAAAAAACTCGTGCTAGAAATGCAAGTGCATTGGATAGAATTAATGTTGCAAGACTAACAGTTTACTTACGTAGACAACTAGAAATACTTGCAAGACCATATCTATTTGAACCAAATGATGCTGGTACAAGAGATCAAGTAAAAGCAGCAGCAGATGCGCTATTACTAGAACTAGTAGGATTAAGAGGCATTTACGATTTCGTAACTGTTTGTGACACTACAAACAATACACCTGCAAGAGTTGATAAGAACGAATTGTATCTAGATGTAGCTATTGAACCAGTCAAAGCTATCGAGTTTATTTACATTCCGTTACGTATTAAAAACACAGGCGAAATAGCGTCTTTAGGCTAAGACATAAATACTATTAGGAGAATAGAATGCCAGTAACAACATTACAAAACTTATCAGTACCTTTCGAGGGCGAGGCTAATTCATCACTGTTAATGCCTAAATTACAGTATCGTTTTAGAGTAGCTTTTGATTTATTTGGCGCTGATGTAGATGATAGTCTACGTGTTCTACAAAGACAAGTTGTGGACGTAACCCGTCCTAACTTATCATTTGAACAAATCACACTTGATGCATACAACTCAAGAACTTACTTAGCAGGTAAACATACGTGGGAGCCAATTACGCTTACACTACGTGAAGATGCAAGTAATAATATTCAAAGAGCAGTAGGCAGTCAGTTGCAGAAACAGTTTGACTTCTTTGAGCAAGCAAGTGCAACAGCAGCAAGTGATTATAAATTCCACACTAAGATTGAAATCCTAGATGGCGGCAATGGCGATAAAGATCCTATTGTGCTTGATAGATTTGAACTTAAAGGATGCTATATTGAATCAGCAAACTATAACACATTAGCATATGCAACAAGTGACGCAGTTACAGTTTCATTAACTATTCGTTATGATAATGCAATTCAAAAAGGCGTAAACGGCGGCGCAATTAGCGGCATCGGGCAACCAACAGCTAGATAAGTTGAATAAAATTAACAATAAAGACAGGGACTTTTTGGTTCCTGTTTTTTTATGGATAAATACTATATGACACTACAATATGATCCAGAGAATAATGTACACCTAAGAGATGCAGAACATGCACGTAAATTGTATACACAATACAATCTTTCGTATGCACCTAAAACTAAATTTCTTTACCATGTGGTGTTTATGTTAAAAGATGAGGCAGCTAGAAATGCTGCGCCTAATACGCAGAATAGTATTAAGGAGCTAGGTGTTTTAGCAAAGTCAGTAGACTTGCCTAATTATAGAGTAAGCACAGAAACACGCCAGCAGTATAATAGAAAAAAGAATGTTCAAACTAGAATCGATTATGACGAATGTAGATTTGTTTTCCATGATGATAATTCTAGTACAACAAGTTCGCTTATGAAAGAGTATTATAATTTTTACTACAGAGATGGTAAGAATGATGTACTTGATTTTGGAACACGAAATAAATTTGCATTACCAAATAAAAAGTTTGGGTTAGACAACGGAATGAAGGATACATTTTTTAGTCATATAAAAATTTATCAATTAACACAACGTAGATGGTGGTCTTATACATTAGTAAACCCACTAGTCACATCATTCGGACATGACTCACTAGATAATGCCGACGGCAGCGGCATGATGGAAAATAACATGTCGATCGCATATGAAGGTGTAATTTATAACCAAGGTAATATTGCTGAGACATTACCTACCAACTTTACTGATAATGAAACAGGATACGACAATACACCGAGTCCATTAATAAATGGAACGCAAGGATATATACCTAAAAATGATGCACAGGCAAATTACGGAGCAACCACTACAACGTTTGTTAGCAATCCAACATCAGGTAATTTTTTCGATAACCTGTTTGGTGATTTACTACGTGGTAACAGTTTGTTTAGTCCTACACAGGCAGTAGGACGCTATGCAACTACTACTCCTACTAGTATATTACCGTCTACTAGAATATTAAGTGAACTAACAAATAATCCGTCATACGTGGCATCATTGGCTAGTACATCAGTGTTGCTAGGTATTGTATCAGGTGATTCGCCACAACAAGCAATCCAAGACACTGTAGTTGATCTTGCAACAAGAGATCCTAACAGTAGTTCCGATACATTTAAATTAGCACAACTAGCAACAAAGATTATAGCAGGAAAGTAAGATGACCGAAATTATTTCACCCACTACTAGTACACCGATTAATTCAAATGAATTTGATGCACTAGTTGGATATTTTAAAAAAAGAGGATTTGAAGATATTCCTTCTAGAGAAATTAGTGGAATTTTTATACAAAAAGCATCTAGCGATAATATACCAGTGTTTAGATTAGTAGATACGCTAAAGGGGTTGAATCCAATAGAACTTAATACAATTATTACACAAGTGATTAATTCTGATAGATTAAGATCAAGCACAGTTGGATTTAAAAAAGAAATTAAAACTGACACGTATGATTTAAGAAATATAGAATCACTTACAAAAGATTTTGCAGAAATAGAGGGTGCAAAAGAAGAAACAATTATTAGGATAGTAAACGGAAGCTATGTACAAGAAGGATACGTAGATCCAAATTATGTTGATTAGGGGGAATATCAATGCCATTAATTTTAAGAACAAATAAAACAGAACCTCTAACTCATACAGAGTTAGACGGCAATCTAAGTCACTTAGACCAAAGAATTACAGCACTCACAAATGCTGAAGCAAATAAAATTATTACTTGGACAGAGATACAGTCTAAGCCAGTATTGTTTGACGGCGACTACAATAGTTTAAGTAATCTACCTTTGTTATTTAACGGAGACTATAATAGTCTTACAAACACTCCTGTTACATTTGATGGAAATTATCAGAGCTTAACAAATAAGCCCGGTATTCCATCTAATTTAGCAGACTTGACAAATGTACAAAATACTGTTCCTGGTGTTGATCAAGTATTAACATGGAATGGATCATCTTGGTCTCCTCAAGACAAATTTAGTGCAGACTATAATGATCTTACTAACAAACCAGTAATACCAACACTGTTAGGCGATTTAGGTAATGTATCCCCTACTGCACCGGCACTTGACGAAGTTCTTAAATGGGATGGCTCACAGTGGGCACCTGGATCTGATGTTGGTAACATTCCAACCTATGCTGAAGTAACTGACAAAGCTGGCGCCAACGGGCCTCAAAGTATAGCATTAGGAAATGGTGCCGGCGGAACACTTGACGGAACTATTGCACAAGAAGCAGCAGGCGTAGCAATTGGATTAATGGCAGGTAGAACAGATCAAAAAAATAACAGTGTTGCTATTGGTACAAGTGCAGGTAATAACACACAGGGACAAGACTCAGTTGCAATTGGTGAAGTTGCAGGCATGATGACGCAAGGTGAATCATCAGTAGCAATTGGCTCAGGTGCAGGTACAACTACACAGGGTTCTGAAGCAGTTGCAATAGGTGACTTAGCAGGTGCATCAACCCAGGGTGCTAATGCTACCGCAGTTGGTAATGGCGCTGGCGAAGATACACAGGGCGTAAGCGCAGTTGCCGTAGGTGATATTGCAGGTGCACTTAATCAAAATACCTTTGCTGTAGCAGTTGGTGCAAGTGCTGGTATGACAAACCAAGGACAGGCAGCTGTAGCAATTGGTAAGAATTCAGGTGAAACGCTTCAAGGTTCAGATACAGTAGCAATAGGTAATAGTGCCGGCAATACAAACCAAACAGCAAAGGCAGTAGCAGTTGGTGATTGGGCAGGTAAAACAGATCAAGGTGCAAGTGCAGTAGCACTAGGTCACTTAGCTGGAACAACAAATCAAGGTCAATATGCAACAGCACTTGGTCATTATGCTGGCGCAAATGAT